TGCAAGAGAAAAGACGGTAAGACAACCATAAGACCTTATTTGAAGGCTTATGATACTCAACCGGAAGTTCAGAAGCAGGCCTACCTATATGAAGTGGATAATATAGCTGGGACAAAGAGTTTGCTTTGGGTAATGCATCCAAACAACAAACTGAGTATGCCATCAATTGGTAAATCCATCAGTGTCACCGACTAATCGGGTGTAATCTAACGGGAGTTTTATGACTGAAGAAGAAAATGTAGAACACGATCAAGAGGTAGCTGTCTCCGAGCAACCTATTGTCGATTCTCAGGAAGATCAACAAGAAGAACAGAAGACCGTTCCTCTTTCTGCGATGATAGCAACTAGGAGAAAAGCCCAAGAAGCCGATGTAAGAGCTCAAACCGCTGAAGCCAAGGCTCAGATGTTAGAAGCGTACATCAACAAAATGCAAGCTGGTGCAAAGCCTGTAGAAGAAGAGGAAGAAGATCTCAGCGCATTAGTTGAGAGAAAGGACCTTAGAGAAACTACAGCGCATACAAAGCGCGATATCCTAGAGACGCTATATCGAGACATGAATCCTGAAGCTGTTCAGAAGATAAATAAATATTTAAAACCGATCTTAGATAAAAAGCCTTGGTTGGCTGATTCGGTAGACACAGCTCAGAACAGATATGCTCGCGCTCATGAGATTGTAAATGACTATCTTCATCTAGTGGAAGAAAAGCCACCAGTAAGACAGTCAAACAATGATGGTCAAAGGATTATTCAGAATGCACAAAAGCCAAGATCTCCGGTGGAAGTCGGTAAATCTGCACGGCCTGAAGGTACTGAATATCTAAAGAGCATCCAGGGAAAGAAAGAGTTCCGTGAATACCGTCAGAAAGTCCTCCGAGGCGAAGCCTAGAGACAGAAAGACTAATATTTTTTTGTCTCTAGTGTCAAAACATTTTTTGACCAGGAGATAAAAATGGCATCAGGAACAACTACGACAGTACAAGTGGACCCAGAAGTTAACTTGTTCTTCGACAATATTTTGCTGGATAGGCATCAGCCTTACTATGTTCACGGGTACTTTGCACAAGAACGTAGAATTCCTCAAAAGAACTCTAAAACGGCTATCTTTAGACGTTTTGACAACTTAGCAGACGCATTAACACCTCTTACCGAAGGCGTTACACCAGCGGCTGAGCAGGTTACTAAGTTTGATATCACAGCAGTCGTATCTCAATACGGTAAGGTTGTTGAATTATCAGACGACGTCATTATCACCGTCCAGGATCAAACGGCTAATGAAGTCGCTGACATGTTGGCCCAGAACATGGCGTCAACCTACGATAGACATTTTGTCGTAGTAAAATCTTCTCTGATTGACTTGGAGTGCCTGGCTGCGTAAGCGGAGGTTAACAAGGCGGAACTTTTATGAAAGAATTTACTTGCAGAGATGCACACCAATTTAATTCTGAGGACTCAAAGGAAGAATGGAAAGGCAGACTTGTTTGTCCCTTCTGTTGGCCTAATGGTTTCTTAAAAGTAAAAGACCGTGAACGACTAAGTGAGAAGACACCGGAAGGTGATGCGATAGTCTGACCTCGACGTATATATAAAGGTCGAGAGGGAGATCCGAAGAGGTTTCCCCGCCTACACAATAATGTAGGTCATAAAAGTAACAGGTTGAAAATAGTTCGTAATATGCTTGTGGCTACCGCTGCACAGATTGACTGCCTTAACGGCGTTAACGGTAATGCGATCACGGAAGTAACTACTACCGACTTAGAATTGGCAGTTGACTACTTGGAAGGAAACAACGGTAAGAAGTTGTCACCTAACCAAGAAGGAACAAATGCCTTCGGAACAGCACCTGTATGGGCTGCTTATTGGATGATCATATCCACAGATCTTCGTACGGACTTTAAAAACCTATCTAACTTCCTACCTACTGCTGACTACCCACGTCAACAGTCAGTTCTAGAAGCTGAGTTTGGTTCATGTGATGAAGTTCGCCTTGTTAAGACGTCTGAAGCTTACAAAGACACTTCAGTAGTTCCTGCGATTTATTACAACCTTTTGTTCGCTGCAAACGCTTACGGCCGTATCACCATTGATGATCAGTCAATGGAAATGATCATTAAGCCCCTTGGAGCTGGACAGGATCCACTTAACCAGCGTCAGACTATGGGCTGGAAGGGTCGACTAGGCTCAGTTATCCTCGACGATAGCTGGTGCGTGGCTTTGCGTAGCACTAAAGGTTCATCATAATAAGGAGGAATTACTATGACAGCACCAATCGGCAATACTGCCAACAGGTTTACTGGTATCCGAGAAAACGGACAGGTGACGAATAGCTATGGAGGTTACCTTCAATCAGCAGGTGTAGCCTATGATTTAACGCTTCCATTCTTACCCGATAAGTTTGAATGGTTTAACTATACAAAGTATGGAACTGACACAAACAACCTTCAAGGTGTTTGGTATCGTGACATGCCTGCTGGTGATGCACTTATCATCGCACGTGGCACAACCACACTTACTTCTACTTTAGAAGCGACTAATGGTATTACAAATGCCTCTACAGCTGGTGGTTTTTACAATGAACATTTGGTTATCAATGCAATTTCCACTGGTACACCTGCCGTTGTAACTACTACTACCAACCATAACCTTTCAGACAATGATCGTGTTGTCATTACAAAGGTTATCGGAACTATGGCTGCACAGATCAACAACTACACCTACGTAGTTAGAGTTCTATCTGCAACCACATTTGCCCTATATGACACGTTTGGCATTCCTATCACAACGGTAGGAGGCTACACGTCTAGCGGTCAGGTTACTAAAGTTGGACCTCTCTTAGGAGATATCAGCCAGCCAGTAAGTCCTGCTTATCCGCATAGAGCAATCATTGACTACCCACCAACAGCAATCTTGACATTAGGATCAGCCATTATGGGAGCAGATAACGATGTTATTTACTTCACTGCGTGGCAGTTTAACGCCTATGTCAATCGTGGTGACGTAGCGTAATCAAAAGGGTGGGGACGAAATGTCCCTACCCTCTTACCTATGAGGAAACATGAGCAGAAAAATGGAAACTAAATCAGAACAAGCCGAAATGGAGAAGCCTTTTGACTTCGATACATTCGAGCTAAACACGCTTGAAGATTATGCCGTATGGAATCTACATGCAAGAAAAGCCTTTAGAGAGGCTAAGAAGCATAATCCTCGCTGTGACCCACCTATTCCTGTCAAAGTTCCTGATGAATCTTTTCACAAGAAAATCAAGGTCAAATTCCAACGCTTTGACCAGCCAGAGAACGTGTTAAAGGTTTGTGTTAGGAATAAAGAAATTGACTGGAAAGGACAATTAAAACCAGGTGGATCTTATGACTTACCTCTTCCTGTTATTAGATTTCTCAATCGTCTGTCAGTGCCTATTTTCGCAGAAGTTAAAGTAGAAAATGGCGGTGAAGTGAAGACAGAAACTAGACAGGTTGGAGAAAAAAACCGGTTCTCATGTCAATCCGCTGAACTGATCTAGGGGTAATATGGCTAAGACTGCTGCCGACTTAATAAACATCGTACGTAATGTGACTGGTAGAGTGGATGCATCTGATCCTCTTTTTACCAATGAAATCATGCTTCAATACATCCAGGATTTTATCCAGTTACAGTCTACGCAAGATGTTCGACTATTCAAAAACAGAACTTGGTATGAGTTTACATATGGACCCTCAGATCCAAATCCATTTCCTGTAGACCTACAAAACATTGTTTTAATAGACGGACAAGTCGGCGCATCAACGCTAGAACCACCCGTGTATGCTGATGGGTTTTATGTCTTCTGGTATCAAGATCCGGCCGAATTCTATGGTATCTGGCCAGAAACACAAACCTATCAGCCGCAAAGACCTACTTATGTGTTGTATTACAACAACGAGCTAACTTTTCGCGGACCCCCTAATAAAGATTACCTCATCAAGATCGCAGCTTATCAGGTAGAGATTCAAATCACCAATGATGTTCTGAATCAAGACTACCTCTACAGATACATCTGCTACGGCACTGCATTAGACATCTTCTCTGACTTTGGAGAGATGGATAAGTGGAGAGATATCTATCCAGCCTATCAGCGTTATCGCGCCTTGGTTTACGGAAGAACTAACTGCCAGTATCAAAATCAAAGACCTTCACCGGAGTTTTAACCATGTCATTTAATCCTAGCGTGCCAAATGCCGGAGAATCTCCTGGTGTTTTTCCGGTGCAGAATAGCAATAACTTCACAAGATTGCAGGCTCTTATCACAGCCGATCATGTTTTTAATGATACTGCACAATCTACCGATGGAGTGCACAAGCAGGTCACATTCATCGCAAAGTCTTTTGGATACACTCCAACTGTAGGCGGCGGTAATGCAGAACTCTATGCAGAAGTAGATGCAAGTGGCCTGCCACAACTTAAATTCTTCAACGGAACCTCTACTGCTATCCTGACTCCACATCAGATCACAGGACATGTTGTTTTAGCTAATAATGCAACCTCTTCTCCTATCTACACAATACCAATAAACTCTTCTGGAACCATCATGGCAAACTTTCTTGATGGAACAACTTATAGATACAACTTGTTTTTTAAATCAGGGGTGTTAACGGGACAAACTGTGTCAATTTCAAATACAACTTCGGGCGTTATTCCTCCTGATATTTTTCTGAATGCCTCTACTGGTGAAATAACCTTAAGAAACCGTTCAGGTTCTTCTCAAGATGTTTATTACTACATCACTTTGGAGATTGCATAGTGAGCTATACCCCTTATCTCATATCTAACTTTGCCTCTGGATTAAATAAAAGGCTTCAGCCTTGGTTGATTCTTGACGATGCACAAGAAGAGCTATTGGATGGAGATGTTTATCGCGGCACTATGACGACTAGAGATGGGTATGTCTATTTTGCAAACGGATTAAAAGGTGGTACACCTTACAGAGAATCTAGAATAGTTTCAGAGTTATCAGCCGTTCCAATGGTTGGTGTAATTGATGGTGCAAATCAAACGTTTACTCTTGCTGGTACAGCGCAGATTGCTAGAGGTAGTGTTACAGTAACCGGATCTAATCCTGTACAGGTCTTGATAGATAACGGAGTTGGTGGATTTACAGGCGCAGGAACAGGAACGATTAACTACACAACTGGAGCTATCTCTGTAACATTTACAACAGCACCAATCGTTGCTTCTACTGTCTTGGTTACCTACAG